GTTGTAGGGTGCAGGGTTTATTTTTTCTTATGTCCTGATTTTCCAGGTTTACCGTTGGGTCCGTTGTTACGGCCTCGGTTTGTCCTTCTGGACATGACCCGCAGGTTCGAAGGTTTGTTGTCCATAGGGTTACCGTTGCGGTGATCTATGTCCTTGCCTCGAAGTGCTGCTGCCCCGTATTTCTTTACTGCAGCTCTCCTAGCTCTATTACGAGCGGCTCTGCGCTTCTTTTGATCTGGACGGCTTTGGTAAGCCTTATCCTTCATCTTAGCTACTGTATCTTTTCTGGACATCTTCGTATTATATCATACCCTAGCACAGCTTTGTTATTTACGAGCACAGCTTCGCCATTGTACGAAGCACGGACTGCGTAGACCATAGAGGTCGGACTAGGTATTATCGATCATTCATCCTTAAGCAGCAGCGTTATTTTATATTCTCCTTCATGGTTGCATCAGGGAGAATAACCTATAGTTCGCGGAGAATACCATATCTCGGCGAGCTGCGTTCGTAGTTTAATGTCTTACCAGGTGCTACCTGAAGTACCGTTTGCACCCTTGACATTGGGCTTGCACTAGGACTATGTTGATTTGTATAGTATCATAGTTAATTCATACTTTTTAGATAAATGCAAGAAAAAACTGAAAAAAACTTACTGCAGGACGAAATTGCTACTGCGGTGCAGGCGTACGCGGAGGAGATGCAACTGAAGAAAGTTAAGTCCTTAGCGGTGTACGACCCCGAAAAGGTAGCTAAGGTGCTGTATCTTTTTAGTACAGGGAATACGCAGACTAGGATAGTGAAGAAGTACGGTATGCACAGGAATACAGTTGTGAATATCTTAGTGGAGTTCGCTGATCATTTGAGTAGGTTCAAGGAACTAGGTGGTAAACTAGCAGCAAAGAGCTACATGCATCTAAGTAGCTTGGAAGAGGATCTCATTCAGAAGGTGCGCGAGCGCATGCAGGATGACCCCGAAATGAAAGTTAGTTTTAGGGACCTCAAGGAGCTCAGTATAGCAAAGGCTAATGCTGCTCGGGAGGCTTTGACTGCTCGCGGGGAGGCAACTAATATCAGCGAAGAGCGCAAGGTGTACACGCAGGAGGACTACGAAGCAACCATCAAGGCTGCTAGGGACAGGATCAAGGAGGCCAGAACAATAGAAGCTGAGGTGCAGGATGCCTAGATCGATAACGGACCCCAGTTATGACCCTATCTACGACCAGATCAGGGGCATTCTCGGTGAGCATTTTGAGAACTACTGCTTTGTAGTCATGGACGAAATCGGCGAAATTTTCTACGACTACAATCATCTACCCGCTGGTAGGATGCTTCTGTATGAAGCGCAGAAAGAAATCCTTGCACAAAATGTTGAGATTGAGTGGATTGAGGAAGATACCGAAGATCCAGAAGAAAATGATTGAATTCACAAAGCATGCAATCCTGCAGCCGCCCACCGATGAAGAGATAGTGCTGCTGGGAGAAAAGGACCCGAAGTTGTTGTCCGAGTTGCACAGGGCGCATGAAGGCAGAATCCGTGCAGCGCAGGAGGATCCTCTTCGGTACGGATTTGAGCTTCCTGGTTGGGCGAGAATCAGAGAAGCTCTGCAGGACTACAATGAGGTCATTACATTCGGCGGAAACAGAAGCGGCAAGACGACTGGCTGCGCTAAACTTCTAATGCAGACAGTAACTAGCTGCAACGATGGGCACGTAGTTTGTTTCAGTCAGAATGCAGATACTAGCGTCAAGGTGCAGCAGGCTGCAATCTGGGAAATGATGCCGAAGGAGTTCAGGAAGAAGACCAAGAGCATAGATGGCTACATAAACTACAGCATGCAGAACGGGTTCACTGGCAGTAGTTTCATCTTCCCTGACACCAAAACTAGGGTAGACTTCAAGACATACACGCAGTTCAGTAATAATCAAACAATACTGGAGGGCTTTGAGTTCGGTTTTAATACTTGCGATGCACTGAACATAGGAGCATGGTTGGACGAGTACCTGGGAGATGCTGCCCTGGTGAATACATTGAGATTTAGACTCGCTACAAGAAACAGCCGCATGCTCCTTGGTTTTACCCCTATTGACGGATATACGCCCTTCGTGTCTGAATACCTGAAGGGGGCAGAGACGCTGCAGGTTCGCGAGGCTGCATTACTAGAAAGAGACGTTCCCGTGCAGCAATACAGTCCAAGCAGAGATGCAGGGATAGTATATCTGCACTCCGACGAGAACCCTTTCGGCGGGTACGACCGCATAGCGAAGGACCTCAAGAATAGTTCAGATGATGAGATTCTGGTGCGTGCATACGGAGTTCCCGTAAAGAGCATGACCTCTCTGCTGCCCATGTTCAGCACCTCGGTGAACGTACTTTCGGATGAACCCAACAGGCACGGAATGCAGATGCCTGACTACACGGACAAGAAGCGCTACACCTGCTACCACATCGTGGACCCTGCTGGAGCCAGGAACTTTAGTTGCATCTGGGCGGCAGTGTCCAACGACAATGTATACATCATCAGGGAGTGGCCCGATAGGGATACTTACGGAGAATGGGCTATTTTTGGAGATCCAAAGTGGAAGTTCGGTCCAGCCGCAAAGAAGATAGGGCTTGATATAGGTTCCTATGTTTCTCTGTTCAAAGAAATCGAAGAGGAGCTGCAGATAGAGGTGCAGGAGCGCGTAGGGGATAGTAGGTATTTTGCTAGGGAAAATGAGAACAACGAGGATCTATTCACTGTATTTGCTGACTACGACATGCACTTCATCCCTAGTTCTGGCAAGCACGAGGATACTGGTATAGCCGCCCTGGACGAATGGTTCGCGTACAACCCAGAGGCAGAACTTGACAAAGTGAACAGCCCAGTGTGCTATATTGATTCTTCATGCAAGAACTTAATCGACAGTCTATTGAATTATTCCGCGCAAGGAAAGAGCGACGAACCCCTGAAGGACTTCTTTGACCTAATGAGATACTTGCGCATGATGAATGCTGGAGACGGACCAGATCACTACGACCAGGATTTACTTCAGCAGCAACCCAAAAAAGGAGGATATTAGTGAAAGAAAGATTAACGACCCTAATGAAGAGATACGAAACTGATTACAGTTTTGAAGAGTCCCTAGATATTGCAAAGGATAAGTTAGATAATTCGATGATAACTGGATCCAAGAAAAATACGTGGATAAATGAGGAAGGTGCAGAAATACTAAAGACGGCTTTACATGTTCCAGAAATCGTGCCGAAGCATTGGAAGGGGCAGGTAATTAGATTCGCTCCGAATAAAAGTTACGTGTACTGCGCGGTAGAGGGCCTTGATCACATTGTGCCAGTCGTAGTTCCGCGCAGATTCAGGGAGTACATGCTAGGTAAAAGAATCGATATTGAAGAGATAAATGATGGAAACCCCAGCTACAGATACATCAGAAAAAAACTACTCGATTGATTCAGAAGAAGACATTACTCTTGATGAGGATTGGATTAACGAACAAATTGATAGATTGCTAGCTTGGGAGTTAATGACTAGAGGTTTAACTCTTAATACTGAAGAGGTTCCTCCAGAAAAATTATGTGATATGATAGGGGTGCCTAAAAATTACGTTTTTGAGGTAATCAAAAAAATTAGTACCAGATGCCAGAAGACTTCTCCGACTCACTAACATACTTCACCTCAAAGCCGAATGTATCCGCGCTTCGCCGTGCATACGATCAGACGAACTTAGAGCTGGAGCCCTACTTCGATCAATGCAGAGAGGCGTACGACGACAGGCATAACATATGGCCTGGGAAGAGCCAAGATCTCCGCAAGCATGGAGCCGATGCATTCCCCTGGGAGGGGGCATCCGATATGGAGTGCCATGTCATTGAGGAGCGCATTACAAAACTGGTAGCATTTTTTATGACTGCATTGCGCCGAAGCAACGTGCGTGCCTATCCGACGGAGGGAACAGATGCAGCCCGCGCAAAGACCGTATCCAGCTTTTTGAAGTGGATGGTTTCTTCTGGTTACATACCCAGGTTCATGCAGGAAATGGAATTAGCTGCCAACTACCTGCTGGAGCGCGGAATATTGATAACCTATGTAGGGTGGCAAGCTGAAGATCGCAGAATTATTCAAAGACTTAGTCTAGATCAGATACAGCTCAATGCTCCCGAAATAAC